CCCATACCAAGTAAATGCCCAGTAAAGAAACACGACTACTTCTGGTACGGCATATCGAAGCCGATGTAGAGCACGCAGTCCGCGTAGTCACTTTCACCCACCACTTCGGCTTTGGCAGCCGCTGGCGAGTTGAAGATCTTGGTCACGTTGGCGATAGCCATCGGTACCATTGCGCGGTAGCCGTCATCTTGCAGATGTTCGGGCTTCATCAAACCCAGCAGCACCGAGTCCATACCTGCGTTCTCAGCACGAGCAGCTACTGCGCCCTTACTGATGTCAGCCACCATCTTACAATCCTCAGTGGTGACTCTGTGGTATTCGAATTCCGGAAGGCTATCGTCATAGTGCGGCATGGCGTTAGCGATAACAGCGGTCAGCATCAATGCCGAAAAGATTGCAACTTTCATGTAGTCCTGATCCTAGTGGTTGGTTTGGTTATTCACTTCCAAAATGTGTGACTATCTAATTCTTAGATAGGCAAAAAAAAAGAAGCGGGGCAAGAGCCCCGCATCAATTACTTCTCGGCCGGGGCTTCGTCAGCACGGATGAACGAAAGTGGGATCGCCATCCCGTTAGGGAACCTGTACGCTACCAACGCTCTACATACGGCCACCGAATACGATTGGCAGTTTTCAGCAAAGCGAGTTTCATCGTCGATCCAAGCCCGCGTGTACTGGCCTTCCGGATCCCGGCGAGTGCGGAACTGCGTGTTGATGTTGTTATTGATGGCGATGTGTGCCGCCATGTTCACACTGCGGGATGGATTGAAGCCGTAGGTGTGGTTGAACTCAAGTTCTTCCTCATCCGGGTCCGGCGCATCGTAGGAGATGAACGGAGGTTCACCTTCGCGATCCTCATGTAGACGAATCGTACCCCGGCCGTAATACGGCTCGGTCCAATTCAGCGCTACGGCCACCGCATAGTCCAGCGCTTTACCGCCCAGACCGTTTGGGAGAACCCAGACCAGCGGGTCTTTCAACGGCTCGACCACCAGCGAAGTAATCGTGACGATCTGACGGCGTTCGCCACGACGGCGAGCATCGGCGAATTCGGTAGAGAAATCGAACACCAGCCTATCGATTGAATCGTAAGCCAGCGGTCCAGCATTATTGAACTGGAAACGCAACATCGCGTCGCGACGCTCGATATTACCATCGCTGTATTGCACCATCAGGCGCGGCAGCTTGTCTGGCGTATCAAACAGTTCTGCAATCATTTACCACCTCCTTTAAAACGACGATGCTGACCGGGCGGTGGAGCGCCCCATGGATCGTTTGGGTCACTGTGCAGGTGCGGTTCATCATCGTCATGACGGTAACGCTTCATCTTCGACGAATTGGTTGCGCGCTGTTTATACGGCGACAGATTGCGATTGACCTTGATGGTGATGGTTGGGCTGATCACCACACGCCATTCGCTTTCATCAGCGGCAGTCTCGACCTTGGAGGCCGTGAGCCATTCGAACTTACCACTGTCGACGATCTCGTTGGACTTCGGATCGCGCAGTTCGAGAACGATAGTGCCATCATCCTCATGCACGAAACGACTGTCGCCTTTGAACGCCTCACCGTTGTGCAGGATCTCACGCAGGTTGTAGTTCGCGTACACTTCGTCAGGTACGTTGTGGATCTTGAGCTCTTGCTTGAAGGCCTTCAGATCCTTGGCGCCGGTGGCCACCTTCGCTACCACTCGCAGCATGTCAAAGCTGATGCGGTGACACTTGCAGTAGTCGAGGATGTATGCCAGGATAGCCGGCTTGAGCTGAAGCTCTTCGATCACTTCGAGGATGGCATCTTCCTGCATGCCTTCGTAGTTGATCTTGTACAGGAAGCGGCCAGGGCGGTGGATCATGTAGTCGCTGAGCTCGTGGACATGGTTGGAGGTAACGATGAACATCACCCCTTCCAGATCCGAGTCGCTGAACAACGTCAGCATCTTATCGCGAGCTTCTTCTTCGTAGTACTTACCGAACTCATCGAAGTAGACGACGCACTTACCCATCGCCAGGATCAGGCGCTTGATCACCGAGGCCGGGATGGCGCTGGTAATCATGAGACACGGCCGCTTGAACTTCTCGATCACCGAGTTGATGGTGTCTTCAGCCAGCAACGACTTACCCGCACCTTTCAGACCGGTCAGCAAGATACCGGTGGTGCCCTTGGCCTCACCGTAGGTTCTGATGAAGCTGGTCTTGTAAGCATCGTGCTGACCATAGCGCTTGGTCGGAACCTTGAACTTTTCGCGGTCCTTGATCAGGATGACTTCTTCATCCTTGGTCCCTACACGGTAGACCATTGGAGCGACTGCGTCGATCTTGTTGTGCAGGTTGATATTGCTGAGCGTTACGTATGGGCCTTCATCGGCCAGAATGGTTGGCATCTTGTTTCCTTACACGAGTTCGACGATATCGAGATGATCGATGCGGTTACGCTTGAAGCTTGCCGCGTTAGTGTGACCGCCGCCGCCGTGTTGTTCGGCAATGGTGGCGACGTTAACGTCAGAGCTCTTGAGCGAACGCAGACGGTAGTAACGGAACTTGGCGTCTTCGTACCAAGTGATCGAGAACGGCGAGTTGTACTTCTTGATCAACTCTTCACCGACGCGGCTGCCGTTGTAGCGCGGCACGTTCGACATCGGAATGTTCTCATAGCCAGCGAAGCTGACCAGGAAGCTTTCTTCCAGATGTCGGCCGATCTGCTGATCTTCCATCGCCACCAGCGGCTGCCCTACATCAATCAGATGTTCGGTATACGCATGAGCGTAAGTCACCGAATCGATTTCGATAGGCAAGGTGGCAAAGCCTGCGATGAAAGCTCGGGTATCAGGCAGCTTGTAGTTCCACAGGTCGTGGTCTTCCACAAGGTCGACAATCGTCGGCCGCGGCTGATTGGGGAAGATGATGTCCCACGCCAGACCTGCACCAGACCGGGTCATGTCAAGACGCAGGTCGAGGTTGTTCGGATAGCCCGCCTTCTCGAAGTATTCGTCGATACGTTCGATGGCCGTCTCGTGATGATCGAGCACAGTGACCATCTTCGCCTTATCGCACATCTCAGCGAGGACGTTCGGCGGATAGGAGAAGTCGAGGATGATGACCGTACGGTCGGTAACGTCGGGTGGGTTATCACCATAAGCTGCGGCGATGTAGTCGGCATCATCACCGTACTTGTTGCGAGCTGCCCATGCGGCAACGACGCCGTCGAAACAGTCAGCGTGGTAGATTACAAGCATTACAGTCTCCAGTTTGCCTTATGTCAGAACATAAGGCATTGGGTTAGATTTTAACCGTTATCGGTCGCTTGGTTCATGGGTTCCGCGTAACCCATGCTCTCATCAACTTCAGATTGCAACCGATCGGTCATGCGTTCGCGCCTTTCTTCGGTAGTGATCTTGCGGATGGGAGGCTTGAGGTTGTGGTCCTCCGTGAAACCTTTGGCATGCAGCAGCGCCAAGATATCTTCGACCTTCCAGATCTCGTAAGGCGGTAAGCCGCCGAGCGAACACTTGCGCAGCAGTTGACCCGCTTCGTCAAGGCTCTTTGTGATGTGAACAGCCATGGTCATCTGTTCTTCAAGCTTACTGGCAGCTCCGCGGACGTAGGTAACGCCTTGCCCGTAATGTACGCGGCGGCGCAGCATGTACGTCTTGTGTTCTTCGCTTTTGTTGGGTACGCGGAACTCGTAGAGCTTTCCGCTAGGCGTCAGGATATTGCAGACGTTGGCGACTTCAGCCTGGCGGATCTCATCGATAGTGCCATCGAAGTAATCGTAGATCACCGGCCAGTTGCATTCCAGCGGGATGATTAACCCGTACTTGGTAATCAGCGAATCGATCGACACCTTGGTGTATAGATCGTTAGGTTTCAAGATGCCGGTCTGGAGGAAGATCTCGTTGTCTTTGAATACAGTTACGTTTGCCATTACTTAGCGATCCTTGGGACTCGAGGCTTACGGGCACGTTTACGGGTAGGCGCTACTTCTACCGGCGCTGGCTTCGCAGGTGGAGTGATCAGCGGCAACAGGTCGCTCTGGCCGATGACATCAACCACCGTACCTACCTCAGGGTTGAGCTCACCTACTGAGATGATCGTGTCTGTGACTGACAGGCCGTGGGCCAAGCCGACGTATCCCATCCATGCACCGTTACCTCGACATTGGGTGGTTTCGTTCAGATGGGTCCAGCGGTAACCATCAACGCACCACGCGTCAGTGGTGGTCATTACGAAATAAGTGCGGTCGCCCAGGAATGCTTCCCGCTGTTCCTCGGTGAACTCAGGGCCGACGTTCTTCTCAGCCGCTTCCCAGCCCATCAGTACGATGCTGAATATATCCATCGCAATCTGAACGCTTTCAGGATGGATGTTGTCCCCACAGAAAGCTACAGCCATGCGCTTGGTCTTGCAGACGTACAGCTTCCGCATTTCCTGAAGGTTGGAATAGGTGGTGTAAGGCTGGACAACACCACAGCGATCAGCGCCGAGGACTCCATCCTTGTAAATGATCAACGACACATCTATCTCCTTACAAAATAAAACGACATAAAGAGCAGGGTCTTTCGACCCTGCTCTCGCTTGTGCTGCTTAAAGGTCCGGGCGCAGTGCCGTCGAACCTTGACCCTGCTTCGGAGCCGGTGCCTTGTAGGTCGGTGCGGTGCTGCGGGTCACTTTGCCGTCGGTGCCGAAGTAGATACGGGTGCCGATGGTTTCGGTGATGGCGGTATCGCCGACCAGGACCGATTCCATGGAATTGTCACCGAATACCAGGCTGGCGCCTTGGTCGCTCAGATGCGCCAGAGTAGCGTAGGTTTCGCCGTTCTCGGTGGATAGCTTGGCGATTTGTTCAGCGGTCAGTTGCATGTGAAGCTCCATTGCAGTTGGGTTGGTGTTGCTCTATACGGTAATGTGTGGTTGTGATTAGTTACAGTCAGTTGACCCGAAGGATCACTTGATCACGACCACCGCGTTGAGCCAGCCATTCGTAGAACTGCGTATACTTCATATTGCAGAAGAAGTAACTGGCATCGTCGACGATGATGAGCTTTGCTGGGGGAATAGGATCGGGCAGACCTTTCTTCCGATGCAGGATCGAGCGCTTTACTTCGTATGGCGTACACACACGAACGCTTTCTAATTCTGCACGGGGATACCCGATGAAATCAGGGTTCTCGTTCGCACAGTTCTGGATCAGCATCTTCTTGATCCTGAGGTTCGGTACGATGTAGAGCGCCTCACCTACCAGGTTGAAGATCTGAGCCAAAGCTCTGGTACGGCCGGTCTGACGTGGGACGAAGAACCCCACAGTCTTCCAGTCACGCAACCAGATGTCGTCTGGAGGAGCTGCCCTTCTGTACTGTTCCTCGAACCACTCCTGTTCGGCGTGGAATGGCGCCAGCAGGCTCTGTACCATCTCCTTCGGATTGAAGGGAGGTTGTGAGACCGTTTTCTTACTCATCTTGTAATCTCGCCTTTATATTCAAACGGTAAGTTCGCCTTCTCAGCGATCTTCCGTAAAACGTTTATGCTTAAGTGTCGGTGACAGAACTTACCGGGACTACAATAGCACGCAATGGCCACCTCACTGTCTCGTCCCAATTCGAGCAGATCGTAGAAAGACCGACGCCAACTACCGTACCGATCGCGTAATAGCGCTAGGTATTGTTCGGTATACATCTCGTCGGTTATGAGCTCGCCCTTGTGGTTCATGACCATCGTCCAAGTGGGTGCGAGAAACTCGTACTCCACAGCTGACTTTACCGTGGTATCGGCCAGGATGATTCCCCTATCCTGCACCAGTCTCCACTGGCTAATCTGCGCTGTCCAAAAGGCCATGCTAAGCTCCGGTATTCTCTGACATACATTTGCCAGCATAAATGAAAGTTTACGGCATAAAGCCGGGATCTATCCCGGCAGTATGTTTAGGCCCCGAGCGGGAGATTTGAACTCCCCACCAACTAATAAACGACGGACACGGGAAAGTGCGTCAGGCATGAAACCCTTTCCAGTATATCGTATCGCAGTTCGCCGGAGTAGCGCCAGCCGCTAGCCAGGGATGATCGTTACAGGAACTTGGGCTTTTCCTTAGTCAGGCAAGCCGCCGGGAAGCCGGTAGCGCGAACTTCACCATCGGCCATCCAACGAACCACCGTGTGCTCGTCTTCCTCATCATAACGCTCGACGGTCAGTTCCGGAGAACCGCTTTTGAGGTAGACGACATCACCTGGTTCGAACTTGGTAGCTTCGCTCATGCCGGTATCCTGTATTGTTTAGAAATCGGAGAAGGTGCGCATGAAGATGGACTCAGCAATGGTCCAGATCTTCCCTGCCGGTGCATCATGGGTAGGCTCCACATTTGTGTAGACCACCATCGGCCAAGAGCAATCTTGCCCATGTTGCGCCTTATACAGGACTTTGAATCGCAGTCCGCTAGGAGACTTGTAATCCACTCCTTCTTCATACGACTCAAGCATTGCACTCTCTCCTAATAGGTCTCCAACATACCCAGTGTATCGCCTATTGTATTGTTGAGCGGTCGCAGTTAGGATTTCGGGTCGTACCTAAATTTTCCCCATTGCTGGGCGATGTCCTGATGTAGCGTTTTGGACGATTGCGACACTTTAGCGATACCACGTTGGAAAATAGGTCTCCACCCGTGTTTTCGAGACACGGACCTCACTCATGTACCTGATCCACGCCGAACCCCGAAGGGATGGGCATGTTCGGAATCGAACCGAAAGAGTGCGCTCTACCATCTGAGCTAGGCGGAGATAAAACTTACGCGCAGCGGTAGTTCGGGTTCTCGAGAACAACCTCGAGGTCGAAGAACAGCTCGGTCTTGATGCTGGACGGCACGGTGATGGAAAGCAAGGCGCGCTCAGGATCTACCTTCAGGTAGATGTCTTCAGCACCAGGGATGCTGAGGGTGTAGTTCTGAGTACGCTGACCTTCGATCTGCTTGATAGCAGAGAGGTCATGGGACAGCTTGATACCATCGGCCGTGCGGACGTTGTTGAAGCGGATAGCGCCGACGCTGTCGGTCAGATCCAACACGCTGGGATCGCCGAAGCCGAACACGTTGAACTTACCATCGACCAACGGCAGGTTCTTGGCTTCGAGGCGACGCTCGGTAGCGCGGCCAATGCGACGACGCAGGACAGTGGAGTACTTGTCCATGAACGCGCCTTGCTGCATCATCATGTCTACATCGAGATCGGAAAGACCTTCAGGCTTGGCGCCCTGACCCACGTTGTAGAGGAACGAGCACAGACCTTTGTGACGCGCGGTCAGTTGCGCTTGCTCGATAATCATGCGCTGGACATGCGCCGGGCGGCTGTCGATGTGACCGAGCGGCAAGTGATCTTTCAGGAACTGCTCTTCCGATTGCCAGGTTACGTTGCCGGCTTCGTCTTTGACGTTGTAGCCAGGCTTACCATCTTCGCCGGATTGAGACGACCAGGCGAGGACAGTAACGTTCTTGTTCACCAGATAGTTCTGAGTCATGAAAGATCTCTGCGGGTGG